GGCTCTCCCTGAATCTGTATCACTGACACTCAAGCTTTTCATCGCGTCGTTCACTAAATCGGCTGCTGAAAGCAATACTTCTCTCCTTTGAGGCTGTTTAAGCTTCAAGTCTTCAGCGGCATCAGTCGTGGGTTGATTGTCTCCGGTGTCATCACCAGAGCTATCGTCTTCTTCCTCATCCATCAGTTTAAAGACTGGGAAGTGATCAAGTTGGTACAGGAATAGGTAAGTATGACTTTGCCCCTATATGCGATTGAACTCCCTGATTGAAGGATGCTCATGTACACCATGGGGTAGAACCCGCTCGGCGGAAATAGCTGTTGCGACCCTCCCATAGGTAAGGGCAGGTCAAACGATATTGCTTTGCCCCTAGTGGCAGGAACAAAATCGAAGATTTGCCTTGTCGACGTAGTACTCTGAAACATATCCTCCAATGTCTTGAAATTGGTGGTGTTTGTGGTAAGGCAGATTCCCAATTCTCCATCGTCACTCTTCGGGGTGAGCTCTACCTTAATTGACTCTATCCAGACGTTGCCTTTGCCAGTCACTAAAAGGGATCCGTCTCCAGTCTTGAACAAATCAGCTAGGACACCAAACGCCCCGGCCTTCTTAGAGTCCCCTACTGCCTTGGAAAAGGCGGCTGTGTGCTTAAGGCCAGTATATTTATGAACTATACCAGCAGTATTCTGGGTCGTTGGACCCAATACTTGGGACACAACACCCAGAGCGAAATTGGTTTGTGCTGCCCCAGCAGCAGGAGCAGTTGGATTGGTTGTTGTTGCGCCATCTGCCATGATGATAGTGAATAAGTAGTACAAACTTATGACGGTTTACGTCTATCACTCATCATCGTTATAATGGATAACAGGAGCCACATATGAAGGTTCATTCATAGCCAAGAGGTCTTTGGCTACACTTGACAACATGCCTAACAAGCCTGTGAATTCTGGAGGCTTCTCCATATCCAGTGGCTTGGCTTTAGCCCAGTTCAAGCGTACATTGGCGCCCAACTTGCGACGGGCATTGAACACCAC